TGTCAGCGCCTGCCAATAAGCCCTACAAAATGACGCTCAGAGGCGGGACGTTCGAGGGCATGATGGTGCAGATCGAAGCCGGATACTACGACCTTCTGAATGCCGCGTGGCCTCGAAAGCGCTACACGTCCGAATTTGCCCCCGGGCTGAGGTACATTTAATGACCCTTGATGAGATCCTGGCGATTCCCTACGAGCCGAACGGGCGCTCCCAGTCTGGAGCTGACTGCTACGGCATTGTCCGGATGGCCCGCGTTTACCTTTTCAACAAGCCCTGGATGCCGGTTCATGGGGGCGTTGAGGGTAGCGACAAGCGGGCGCTGACTGATGCCGTCCGGGCGGAGGCACCAAACTACCGTGAAGTCAGACCACAACCAGGTGCCATTGCTTGCGCCTTCCGCGGCAACCTCTGCACCCACATCGCCATCGTGGTTGATGTAGATGGAAAGCGCATGATTCTGGAAACCGATGAACCGGGTCGAGGTGGCCATGGCCCGCGGCTGGTCAACTTGCGGTATTTCGAGCAGCGGTTTCTGAAGGTTGTTTACTATGACGATTAAAGTCTACAGCAGCATCATGCCGGGTGATCCGGCCGAGACTTACGATCGTTCGGGCTTAACCGTTGAAGCCTTCGTTAAATCCTTCACGCCGAATTACCGACGCGGTGATTCTCAGCCGATTTCCTGCATGATTAACGGCTCCATCGTGAAGCCTATGGACTGGGCCGATGTTGTTATCAGTGAAAGCGATGTTGTGGAGTTTCGACCGGTTCCCTATGGCGATGTGGTCGACGCCCTGGCCGTTGTGTTTCCGACAGTCTTCGGCCCGATTGCGGGCCCTCAGCTGGCGATCGAGGCGCTGATCGACATTCCCGGCCAGCAAGGCGGCCAGGGATCTCAGGGCAGCCAGTTAAATCCGGCTGACGCCAGGGCCAATATCGCAAGGCTTGGACAAGGCATCCCCGAAGGCTTCGGTTATTACATCCGTTACCCTGACTACCTGAATCAGCCGCGCACCTTTTACCAGGACCGAAAAACGCAGGTGATTCGCCTGCTGCTTTCTGTTGGTGTGGGCGAATACGAGATTGATCCTGACTCCGTGAAAATCGGTGAGACGCCGATAAATGAGCTGAACAACGCGGACTTCACCATCTATGAGCCCGGCGCGGATCTTTCCGGTGTCCCGAATCACGAGAATTGGTTTCAATCACCGGAGGTTGGTGGCACCCAAGGCAGCGCTGGCATTCGGTTGAAGGGCGTCACCTATGACCAGCGCACGTATTTTGGATCAGGCACGGCATCAGGTGACGCGATAACCGGCATTACAGTAGGCGAGTTGTGGGAGCCCGGCATCCTTGGGTCTATAAAAATGACCCAGTCCATAACCATCACCGACCCGGGCATCAGTGCAACGCTTATTTTCAATGGCGACTTTCAGCACCTTGCCGCTGGCATGACCGTCAACATCGAATCCAATGTCGACGTGAATGGCACCTACGTTGTTTCAACAATCAATGCAGCCAAGGATGAGATAGAGCTGGAGACGACCGGCGGCGATCCTGTAACTGATTCATCTGGCCTTTCGGGTGCCATGTCCATAGACAAAGCGGGCACAGAGTACGCGCTGATCTCAATCCCCAGCGATACAGAGATACAGGTTGAGCGCCAGCTGGCGGACGGTTCACCTGATCCCGACTGGGATGGGAACCTGCCCTCAGCTTCTGTGACACTGGAGATTGTCTGGAGCGCTGAGGAGTTTACCGGCAACAGGGCCGGACCCTTTGTTGTGTGCCCGGATGGCGAAACCACTGACACCATTGAGGTTGATCTTTTCGCTTCCTCTGGCTTGGGCGTAGTTGACGGTGAGTCCATCAACGCCAGGAGCCGGGACATTCGGATCGAATATCGCGAAGTTGGCGCCGCGACCTGGCAGGAACAGATTGAGACGGTCAGCGGCAGCACCCGCGATCAGCTTGGCTGGACATTTACCGTCAACCTGCCCTCGGCTATCCGGCCCGAGATCCGGGTGAGCCGTCTTGGAGCGGAGGATGTGTCGGTCACTTCCTTGGATCGGCTGGACTTCACGGCGCTGCGCTGCAAATTACCAACGGTAACGAGTTACGAAGGCATCACCACGATGGCCGTGGATATTGTCGGTTCTGATGAGATTGCCAGCAGCTCCAACAATAAGATCAACCTAGAATTCACACGCAAGTTGCCAACGATAAGCGACGGGGAATTCACAGCGAACGCGGCCACCAGGAGCATCAGTGCAGCTGCGTGTTATGTCGCCAGGTCACTTGGATATGCAGACGACCGGATCAACTTGGATGAGATGGAGCGATACGAGGCAATCTGGACGCCTCGCGGTGACACCTTTGACTATGTGTTCTCAGATGGAACCGCCAAGGATGTGATCGACACTATTCTGAGGGCGGGATATGCCGAAATGACACTGGAAAATGGCGTCATCACCCCAGTCCGCGACCAACCGCGCGAAAAATTTGAAGACGGCTACAGCCCTGAGAACATGACAGCTCCACTCCGTCGCCAGTTCCAGGGCAAGAAAGTGGATGAGCCCGATGGCGTAGAGGTTGAGTTCACCAAGGCTGGCACCTGGACCACGGAAACAATCCACTGTCTGCTTCCAGGAGACCAGGCGATCAAGCTGGACAAAGTGAACCTCAAAGGCGTCACAGACAAGACCCGCGCCTGGCGAATCGGCATGAGGCGAAGAAGAGCACAGCGTTACCGCCGCTGGACGTACTCCTTTGAAACGGAATTGGATGCTCTGAACAGTCAGTATCTGTCCTACGTGCCGCTGGTGGACGATATACCCGGCTACGGCAAGGCCTCGATTCTGCAATCCATCAGCGCTGATCGAATTGTGGTTTCCGAGCCGCTGGAGTTCGAGGCAGGCAAAACACACGTCGTTGCTTACCGCTCCGAATCTGGTGACGTTGTTGGGCCGTTTCCGGCTACGCCAGGCCCTGACAAATACACAGCGCTTGTGTCGATCCCGCAGCCCTGGCCAGCTGTTACGCCATCGGACAGAGAGCCAACCCACATTTACTTCGGCACAACTGACCGCTGGAGCTTTCCGGCGCTCATTACCGAAATCAGCCCGGGTGGCCCGTTATCTGTTGGCGTTACCGCCACCAACTACGATGACCGGGTGTATGCCGACGACGATAATGCCCCAGTTTAAAGCTGCCTAATCCCCAAACGACCCGCCAATGAGCGGGTTTTTTAATGCCTTGGAGAAACAAATGACCAAGTACAACACCGGCAATCCTGTTGGCTCCGCTGATCCGCGTGACCTTTTTGATAATTCCGCCGTGGCCGATAACCTGGTTACGGGAAAGGCGTCAGCGTACAACGACCGGCTGGGTAAATCTCGCAAGTCTTGGCAGGGCATGGAAGATGAGTTCGCAGCCTTCATTGCGGCCAGTGGCTATGAGTTCGTTGGCGACTACGCGGCGGGCATTGAGATTACCGGGTACAACCAATTGGTACGCGACACTGGCGGTGAGTTTTGGCGCGTGTCTGGCTCCACTAATTTGCCGTACACAACCACCGGCTCGGGGCTTCCAGAGGGCGGCGCTTTCTTGGCTGTTGGTGATGCGGCTTTGCGCCAGGAGCTTAATGGCGCTCTATCATCTGGGCTCGGCGCAAACCTTGTCAAAGGCGCCACCATCTATATGGAGAGTGTGGCGGAGGGGTTTGCTGGCCTGCCTGCTTTTGATGGTCAAGTTGTTCAGGTGTACGGATTTTATGAGGGCGCGCCGCTAAGTCTTCCCTCTTTTCGATACAAGGCCAGCTACGCAAAATCTATGCACGACGGCTTTAAATTCGTATCGCCTACGGTGCCGCCGATCAGTGAACAAGCTGGGGCCAGCCTTAGAGAACGCCGTGACAACTTTTTGGCCGGTGTCGGTGAAACAGACCCTTCCGGTAACGGCGTTTTTGTTGCGGGCGGCGAGATCGTCACTCCTGAATATTACGGCGCGTTCGGCACTG